AAACCAATCGGCGCACCTCTTGCAGGAGTCGGTTGTTCGGATCGATAAAGCTGCTCACGGCCATGGGTCGATTTCCTAGTTACGAATGAAGCTCAAACAATGAACTTCAGGCTGCGGGCTGCTCGAATTGCTGCTTCATGAGCTCGTCCTTGTACCACTCGGGTAAGCCGCGAGTGCAACCACGCAGAATGTGATGGCGCGCGTATTCCCACAGGCGTTGTTGGATCTCGGGCACGCACTCTTTCTCCACGTCCGCCTGGACTTCCTTGATGAGATTGCCGATGTCGCGCGGCGAGCCTTCGAGCTTCCCGGCCTCTTTCAGGTGCTGAATTGCTTTGTTCCAGCGCGCCGGGGTCCGCACACTCTCGATCAGCCCCGACACGACATCCGTAGTCGTGGGGTTCTCCTTCTTCCACTCAGCCGCATGGACTTCCTTGAATGCCTCGGACACAAACTTGCCGATAAGCACCTTCTTGTCCGGACCGAAGCGTCGGTAGTTCTTCACCACAACGCCCTCGATTTTTTGGCCTCCCAGCACCGACGTGCGATCGAGCATCGTCCGGAATTGCTCTGGTGTTTCGATGACGCCCTCGAAAACCAGAGGGACACATTCCAGGCCGAGCCGATCGCACTCCGCTGCCTTAGCTGCATAGGGCAGATATTCTTCATGCCCCGTGTTGATGTCGAATACCATCAGGTGCCGATTGGGAATCCGGTCGTATGCGAGCGAGTTGTGCTTCGGCTTCTTCAGGTATTCGGCGCGATACGTCCAGCCCACGGTAAGGGGGAGGTTTTGTGCTACCTCGACCGCCTCAGTGAACATCTTCTCGGGCGCGATCACATTCAACTGCGCGCCCTTGGATCGGCATTTGAAGTCCGTATGCGATCCGTCCTCGCTTAGGAAAAGACCGAAGGAAAACTGGCTTCCATCGATCTTTTCTTCCACGATAACCGGGTCCAGCAAGAGTTCTGCAAGACCCCTATGGCCGATAGCGAAGGTGCTCGGGTAGCTGTGCCAACTGGTGAACATTCAGTCCTCTCTACGGGTTTTGTTACGCGGCTTGAACCGGCTGAGGGCTTCGGCCAATCCCGCGAAGGCGTACTCGCGCCGTTTCGTGGTGGCCCATGTCGTGTAGACCAGATTGCGCACCGACGTGGCGATAGGCTCGTCCTCTTGGTATGCCTCCTCTATCGTCCAGCGCCCTTGGTCTAGCGAGCGTGGAGCGTGATAGCGGTAGGGCGGATAAATCATGTTTCATTTGGGCGGCTCGGGTAGCGGCATCCACAACTTGACGCCTGCGCGAATCGGTCCAACCTCGTTCCAGTACCAGCAACCGTCTTCGTGGTCGTAGTTGCCGACGAAATACTGCGTGTCGTCGCAATAGCACAGCACATCGGCGCTGATGATCGGCGGCGCGTTGATCTCGCCCACCACGGCTACCGGCAAGTCGGTTTCTGCATCTCGCCACATTGTCGTTCTCCTTCTTTTCAGTCCGTGAGCGTGTCAATCGCGCTCGTGCCACGCGCCCATCGCGTGTTGCATTTCGTGTCCGAAAATCGCCTCTGCGCATACATCCGAGAAACCCACCCTCTTGCGGATATGTACCTTGCAGTTGTTGAACTCGCAGGACGTACAGGCCAATGAAGTAGAGGGGCACTTGGAAATGTCGTCGTCCCAGTCCAGGCGCACGGAGCCGGAGGGAAACATCGGGATTTCCCTCTCATACCGATCCTTCATGCCGCACATCACGCCGGGGGATGCGCAACCCGGAAGCACCAACGACAAGCAGATCAGCACCGGGATCGACACCACGATCCGTCGTAGCACGGCGGGATTCGTCCAGAACCAGGTGAAGGCGTGCGCGCGGGTCACGCTTTCCTCCATGACTCCGCGAGCCCTCTCGTGATGTTGGCGAGGCTCCGGTCCTTCAAGATCAAGCTCGCGTCCATGGCAAGCCCGACATTCGGCTCCCCGGTCGCAAGCTCGGCCACGAACTCCTGCTCAAGCTCCGGCGTGAGGGCGTTGGCGTACAGGGCGCGTTTCAGGAGGCGGTTCATGCCTTCCTCCGCGCGTACCAGTCGCGCCGGTAGGCATTCCACCTGTCTCGGTTCTTCGCCACCCAACGCATGTGCGCAGCCGTCGCGGAGATCCGGCGCTGGCGCGGCATCCTGGCCTTCGTGACTTCGGGAATGAGATCGGAGAGCATCAGGCGGCTTTCCGAAGGGCGAGCAGCCCCTTGTGCTGGCGGTCCACTTCGGCCAGGAAGGCGGCGACTTCCTTCTCAAGCTCCGCGATGTAGGCGTCGTCGCGCTTCACGCGCTCGATGTAGAGCTGCATCCCCTCGGGCATCCGGGGATCGTAGGAAACGAAGTCGATCCATTTCCGTCCCGTCACCCACATCTGACCTTGCACCTGGGCGCGATGCTCCGAAGGCATCCCGCCGTGGATCGTCTGGACGTGGATCACCGGGTTGTCGGGACACTTGATTTCTAACCCCCCATCCGCGTCGATCAGGCCATCCGGCGAGCAGCCGACCCATTCCACCGTAGGATGGTGCAGGAAATCGGTCTGCGTCACGAACGCGCCGGTTTCGGCTTCGTAGGCGTCCCGCGCCTCGGGCTCAAGGAGCGTCCCGCGCTCCATCGCCTTGTTTGAGTACGTCTCACAGGGCGCGGCCATGATCCGCTCGGTCACGAGCTGCCAGCGGTAGCGCTGCCGCCCCATCGCTTCACCGACCTTCACCTTGGCGAGCACGTCAGCGAACCGGGAAGCGGTCGCATGGCCGGCGCGAGCGGCTTTCCACTCGGGGGTGCCCTGGGTCACTTGGACGCCTCCCGGTCGGCCTGCTCGATGCGCGCCTTGCAGGCGTCCTTCACGGCGCCCAGCGTCTTACGCTGCGCCGCGGTGAGCGCACCCCATGCCTTCTGGAGCGCTGGCAGGGACGCGCAGCCTTCGAGGATCTTCTTGCCCTCGGCGTCCGGCTCGGTTTTGCCCTTCGGGTCGTTGCCGTCGTTGTCCAGATCCCCGATGGCGACGTTGAAAATCCCTTTCAGGAGGTAGCGCATTCCGTACTGCATCCCCGCGCCCGTGGCGTGGGTCTTCGTCATCACGTCACCGCCCTTGGCACCCTTGCCGTCCCGCGGCATGTCGATCGTGTAGGGCCGGGTATGCGCGCCCTTGGAAACCAGCGCGATCACTTGGATGTACTCGGCCCCCAGCGGTGAGGCGGCGGTGTTGTAGCTGATGGCGAAGCCGTGCCGGCTGTAGATCGGGCGCAGCGCGGCATCGAGTTGCGAATATGTGGCGTAGTTGCTGCGCGTCTGCGGGTTGAAGGCGTCGGCGTGAACCTGCCGGACCTCCTTCTGGCATTCCGCCATCGCGTCATTCCAGGCGGTTTCCGCCTCGCGCGCCACGATGCGCTCGTACATCCCCATCAGGCGCTCCATCTTGTCGATGTCTGCCGCGGGGTTCTGCGCTGCGCTCTGGATCACCTGCAGGAGGGTCGTGGCGCTCGTAGCCACCGGAAGATCCTTCGGCATCACTTGGGGAACTGCGCTCATGCGAGCCTCTCGATAGTTTTGGCGAGCAGCTTCGTTTCGCTCGTTTTGTACCGGGCGTTGAAGGCCCGCTCGCCGAGTCCGTGAAAGCCCGTTGCGCCCTGGTGGTGCTCGGGGCACAGGGGAATGGTCAGGAAGTCATTGCGATCGGCGCTGTCGCCGATGTGGTGAACCTGCGCGGGCACGTAGTCGCGCCCGAGCTCGCGGCAGAGGATGCAGCCGATGGAGGCGACGCGCTCCATGTGGTGGCTGGCCTTCTTGGTCAAGCGACCTCCCGCAGCATCGGGTCGGACCAGCGCACGCCGCGCTCGTCGCCGAATACGATGATTTGCGTGATGAGGTCGGCCATTTCGGGAACGACCAAGCCCCGAGAGGCGCGGACGTTCACCACGATGAATGGCGCGTGCGGGTCGAAGGGATTCGGCACGGTGCGCTGGCCGTGCGCCGCGGCGAGGAAAAGGCGTTTCCAGTCCTCCTCGCTCATGGAGCCGCCAGCCCATTCGAGTTGATCCGCGATGTCGCGGATGGCCGCATGGAACTTCTTGTTCTGTTCGGCCGTGCGGATCTCGTCGGGATTCATCCCTTTTTCACCTTCGCGGCCTTGCATTGGTGGTAGGCCTTGGAAGCCTTCTCCGCGCAGCCCATGGACTCGATCACGTCCACCGGCTGGGGCTGGGGAGGGATGCGGACAAAGACGGGTTTGGGGTCGTGCTGGTGCGAGACATAGCCCATGACTTCCAGCCCAAGGAAAACGCCCACGAGGAAGACCATCCCCGCAGCCCACCAGGCGGTCGATTTGCGCACGTAGAGATCGCTCACCACGAAGGGCAACCCTCGTCTTCGCGCGTGTCGTAGCCGATTGGCTTGCGATCCTCGGCTTCTTCCCACTCGTATTGCTTGAGGAGGACCGGGTAATCGGCACCGAAGAAGGCTTTGCGGGAAGCGTCCGAATCCCCCGCGAAGACCGACTCGCGGAAGGTCATCATCTGGATCTCGAACATTTCGTTTTCCAGCGCGTGGAGTCCTTCCCGCTGGGGCTCCGTCATGTCCTGATAGCCAATCCCCGGAAGGTAGGCATGCACCTTCGCCTCGGCTTCCTGGATCGCTTGACGGTTGGCGGGAATGTCCACGTAGGCCGAGCGGAGCAGCCTTTCCATGGCGGCGAGCAGCGGGTCATTCCGGATTCGGTCGTTCATGCTTTGCCTCCTTGATATGAGGCATATTTGCATAGGTCAGCAGGCATTGTCAAGCATTTATGCCTAGGTACAAGCAAATTTTTTAGCGGGGCGGGCAGCTCCGAATGCAGCCCTCAAGTGCCTGTTTGCACTGATAGTTATTGATGGCCTTGGGGATCACGGCTCCCGCGGGCGCTACGCAGAACGAATAATTCTGGCTACATTGCTGCGCACAAATTGGCTCGGCCTTCGTCATGTCTACATCGGCGATGCTAACGCAGCCGGCGCATGCGAGCGCGGCCAGGTAAATAGCCCTCATTTGCTCTGCCTCCCTAGTTGTACGGCCATGTCTGCCGCTTCTTGGATCTTCTGGTAAAGCCGCTTTTCCGCGTCCGAAAGGGGCTGCAGGACGGGCGGGTTGCTGAGCGGCCAGTCCCCTTGGACTAGGAGCGCCCAGGGAGCTACGCCCAAAGCCTCGGCGATTTGGTGCAGCGTAGTGACTGAAAGCGAAGTTTTAGCCTTTAGCAGCTTGCTGATGAAGGTCTGATCAATCTTCGCGTCTCGAGCGAGCTGGGACTGGTTCCCGGCGATCGTGCCGTGCTGCTTATAGAGCCGGTTGATGTTGCCGATGACGACCGTATCAGTGCCAGAAAGGCCGCGGCGGCTTTCTGACTCCGGGACCATGGGCGGTTTAGGCATTTCTGCATTGTCCCGCGCGGTCCTAGGAATATGTACCTTGACATGTCCGGCAAATATTCCTAGACTTTGGGCCATGAACGCTCCCGACATTCCAGCCCTTCGCGCTGAGGTGATTGCGCGAAAGGGGCAATGGGCTGCGCTTGCGCGAGTAGGCGAGCTCGATTATTCATGGGTCGTTCGCTTCGCGCGCGGGGCCATCGCAGAGCCTCGGCTTTCGCGCCTGCAGACACTTCGTGATGCCCTGGACCGCCTCCCCATCGAGGCGCGTCCGCAATGACCTCCTCCCCGCGCCTGTTTCACCGAGTGAAGACGGTAGGCGCGTTCGGCCCCGAGCAGGGGCCATTTTATTGCGGTCGATTTTCATGACGGCAGACGTTACCGACTTCCCCGCGCCCGAGTCACGCCCAAAGAGGGGCGCGCTTCGGGAACGCTTCGAGGAAATGAAGGACGCTGCGCTGGATGCGGCGATGGGAAAGGGCGAGTCTTGGGCCAAGAAAGTCGGCTACGGAACCTCGGGGATCCTGCTTGATGACGTGCCGCGGCTAATCGACGTGCTGGGCCTCAAGTTGGTGGACAAGTCCAAGGTTTGCGTCGATCGCAACGTGTACGAGGCCTACAAGACATTGGCCGGCACGGCGATTACCGAGCCGCGGAAGCTCGATTGGGACGAATGAGCGAACAGCTCTCCATCGACTGGACAGCCCAGCGAGACGAGGGAATCGCTCGAGCCCGCCGGCACGCTGAAAACGTTGATCCAGATTGGTCTTCAGTCGCCTACGCAATGCTTTGCGAGTTCTGCCAAGCCCGGAAGGGCTGCTACTTCACATCCGAAGATGTAAGGCGCTGGTGCCAGCTTCGGGGCTTCGAGACTCCGGTTCCCAAGGCCTGGGGTGGAGTCTTCCTCAAGGCCTCGCGTTGCAAGCTCATTGTTCGACGTGGAACCGCGATCGCCAAGCAGCGGCATGGATCCCCATGTCCTGAATGGGAGGTCGCATGATGAAGCCCAGCGAGTACCTGCGTACTCGAGCGCGCTGCATCTTCGAAGGCGATTGGCTCATTGCCCAGGGGCCGCTCCGAAAGGATTGGTTTCCCTTCGTCGCCCTCACGATGCCCGACTTCGAGGAGCGCTACGACCCCTCCGCGGGCGAGATTGAGGGCCATGTCTTGAGGCTTTGCCTTGCCGCGGCGATCGCGGAAGGGGAGGGCCAATGATTTTGCGCTTCGGTAGCCACGAGTTTGCAATTCCCCTTGATACCACTTTCGCGCCGAAGGCAGTCCAAGTCTGTCGGACGGACGCTAGTTCGGGTGTAGGGAATCGCTGTCGGATGCGGCAATCGCACGCTAGAAAGCTACGCGAAGCGAAGAGGCATTTGTGGAAGCACAGCATTCCAACATGGAGCAAGTGGAAGGGCTGCTAGATAAGGCGTGTCTAGCCTAGCGAGGACTGGATGGGATACCGCTACACGAAACTGTTCGAGCAGATTCTTGAGTCAACAATTTGGTGTGAAGTCGATTCCACCCGCGTGGTGTGGATCACCATGCTTGCGATGGCGAGTCGGGACGGGGAAGTGCTCGCCAGCATCCCCGGCCTTGCGAAGCGCGCGAATGTCACCCTTGAGCAGTGCCAGGTTGCGCTAGAGCGGTTCCAGCAGCCCGACAAATTCAGCCGCACGCCCGACCATGAGGGCAGGCGTATCGCGGCCATTGATGGCGGCTGGAAGCTCCTGAATCACGCCAAATACAGGGATCTCTTGGACTCCGAAGCCGAGCGCGAGCGAAAGCGCAAGTGGTGGAATGAAAACCGCGGAAAGAAGAAGTTATCCACAGAAAAACTAGACGGCACTAGCGCGAACTCGACGCCACTAGTGAAACTAGCAGAAGCATCTACAACTACAACTACACCTACAGGTAGTGCTTTACCCCTCCCCCCTGTGGATAAGTTTTCCAAAAGCAAAGTCCCCAAGGGCTGGTACGCCAGCGACGAAGGGATCATGCAGGCCGGAAGGGCATTGGGAATGGAGGCAAAGCGAGGTGAGACGATGCCTTCCTACAAAGCGCGCATTGAAGCTCACATAAACGCTGCCGGAATAGCTGCATGAGCGCGCGCATAGAGAAACGACGAATTGAAGTGCCAATCGAGAGGGGCATACCGATTCCGCCTCTAGCCAAGAAGGCTAGAAGTTTCTGCCCAATGCGCCTAGCAATGATGAAGATTCAAATAGGCGAATCGATCCTATGCAAGACAGAAGGCAGCTATCAGAGTGCTACGCGATCGGCGCAGCGCGTAGGCATCAAGGTGACGGCGCGCAGGGTGGAGGAGGGATGGCGGCTTTGGCGTATTGCCTGACGCTCATAGGCCCCATCGAAAGGATCGAAATGCCAGGAAGGCCCTTTAGCTATCTCGGAAAGAAAATCAGGGAGCTCCAAGTCGGAGAGTCATTTGTCTGCATGGCCGAGGACGTGAAAGAGGCCGCTCGAGCTGCAGCCAGGTATGCCGGCATCAAGATCCAGACCCGAAAGGTTGAAGATGGCTGGCGCGTGATGAGGGTGGCATGAACGCCGTCCTGGGCCGAGTAGTCGCAGGCTATGCCGGCGCGCGAAAGGCGAACAAGTACAAAGCCAAGCCCGTTGAAATCGACGGCATCCGCTTTCCCTCCATCAAACAAGGGAAGCGCTACAAGGCGTTAAAGCTCCTGCAGGCCGAGGGAAGGATCAGAAACCTCCGCCTCGAGGTGCCCTATGCCGTCAAGATAAACGGGGCTACGGTCTGCGTATACCGCGCCGACTTCGTTTATGACGAGTACGCCCACGGCTCGTGGGCGGAGGTTGTCGAGGACGTGAAGGGCATGAAAACGCCCGTATACAACCTCAAGAAACGCCTCATGAAGGCCTGCAACGGCATCGAGATTCGGGAGAGTTGATGGGCGCTCCTCTTGGAAACCAGAATGCCGCTAAGGGCAAGCAATGGGCCGCCGCGATCGAGCGCGCCTTGGAGAGAATCGCGTCCGGTAAAGAGCGCCCCACGGACGTGAGCAAGAAGATGGCCGGCGTGGACATGGCAGCCGACGCCTTTGTGCGGAAAATGTTCCAAGATGCGGACTTAGGTTATTTCAAGGAACTGGGCGATAGATTGGACGGAAAGCCCCACCAGACTATCGCCGCCGAGGTGGACACGAACGTCACGGTCGAAGTGGTGAGATTTGGCACGGGTAAGACTGCCAAATAACTGGCGACCGCGGGACTACCAGCTACCCGCTTGGACGTACCTCGAGAACGGTGGGCGACACGCTGAGCTGGTGTGGCATCGCCGGGCTGGCAAGGATGCCATTGGGCTGAACCATGCTGCGTGCAAGGCCCATGAGCGTGTGGGGAACTACTGGCACATGTTGCCGGAGTACGCCCAGGCTCGTAAGGCTGTGTGGGATGCCGTGAGTCCCAGCACGGGCAAGCGTCTTATCGATGATGCATTTCCTCCAGAGCTTCGAGCCTGGACGCGCAATGACGAGATGGCGATCGGCTTCAAGATCGGTTCTACGTGGCAAGTGCTGGGATCCGACCGCTATGACGCCCTGGTGGGCACAACCCCGGCTGGGATTGTCTACTCGGAATGGGCGCTCGCCGATCCTGCCGTCAGGGCTTACCTCCGACCGATCATCGCGGAGAACAAGGGCTGGCAGCTATTCATTACGACGCCGCGGGGTAGGAATCATGCTTACACCACGCTCAAGGCTGCAGAGCGGGAAATGCTGGCCGGCGGCGATGCATTCGCCCAAGTCCTGGATGCGACCGATACAGGGGTTTTCACCGCGGCCCAACTCGATTACGAGCTCAAGGCCTACATCGCCGAGTTTGGCGAGGACTATGGGCGGGCCAAGTTCGAGCAGGAATATCTCTGCAGCTTCGAGGCCGCCAACCTGGGATCCATCCTAGCCCGCACGCTCGGCATTGCGGAGAAGGAAGGCCGCATCACCGACGATGTAGAGTTTGACGAGTTCGGCCAGCCCCTTGAAATCTTCGCAGACATCGGAAGGCGGGACACCGCAACCTGGTGGTTCTGGCAAGCGGCCATCGGCGGTTATCGCATCATTGACCATGACTCTGGTTGGGGCATAGACGCCGAGGAATGGTGCTATCGCCTCAAGGAGAGAATCGGGCGCTACATGCTTCAGGGCCGAAAGTCTCCAATCGGCCGGATTTGGCTGCCCCACGACGCAAGGGCTAAGACCTTCTCCGCCCAACGTTCGGCGGTGGAGATATTCGCCAGCTTCTTCGGCTCCGACCATGTAGCAATCACCCCCAACAGCTCCAAGGCCGACAGGATCAACGCCGCTCGAGTCCTTACCTCTCGCGTTCGCTTTCACGCCACCAAGTGCGAGCAGGGCCTAAATGGCCTTCGCGCTTGGTCATTCGAATACGACGAGGAGAAAAAGACCTTCAGTTCCGAGCCGCTGCACGATTGGGCATCCCACGATGGCGATGGCTACAGCTATGGGTGCCTAGTGATGAAGCAGGCCGAGCCTCCGCCGCCCAAGGACCCGCCAATTCGAGGCGTTGCAGTCGGAGTTCCATCCGTCTCGCTTGAGGAATTGTGGAAGTCCACGAAAGCGCCGCGATCGAGAATCTAATTCTCTCCACGCGCTTGTGGTTTTTCTCCATGGAATCTACATGACTTAGCGGTTAGTGCCGCATATTTTAAGGGCCACCTACTAATCCCTTGTAAAGGATTTGTCCGTGGCCATCACCAATCGAACCCTTCCCGCCAAGCAGCTTCAGAACGTCGCCCAGGCGACTCGATGCGATTCCTACGGCAACCTTCTCACTGAACCGCTGACTCCGTTCCAGCAGGCGTGTGACGAAGGAACGTACTTCACCGCGGTCAACGCGAGCGACAACACGGCGATCACCGCTTCGATCGCCACGGCCTATTCCGGCACGGCCTCTGCGTTCATCGCGCTGCGCAACAACGACAGCAACCCCGATGCGGGTTCAGGCAAACGCATCGTCCTGGACTACATCAAGCTGCTGCTGAAGACCGTTCCCGGCTCGGCGGCAGATTGGCGCGCTGTGATTGACGTGGACAACGTGCAAGCCCGCTTCACTTCGGGCGGCACCGTGATCACGCCGGCCAACTCCAACATGCAGGCGACCTCGAACTCGGTTGCCTTGGTCAATGTGGGAGCGCTTACGACCGTAGCGCTCTCGGCTTCAGGCCGAACGTTGGGCCGCGCGATCCTGCGCTCCGCGATTCCGGTCACGCTGGACACGACCATCTTCACATTCGGGGGTGTGGACAAGCCTTCCGGTGGCGGCGTGCTGAACGGAACGGCCGCGCAGATCATCACCATCAACTGCCCGCCGGTCATCCTTGGCCAGAACGCTTGCATGTGCCTCTCGCTCTTTGGCACGAGCAACGCGGCGACTGCGGCGACGTATCAGGTTGAAATGGGCTGGATCGAGCGCTGATGGCCGGCCTGAATGAAACGGCGGTCACAACCCCGCGGGCGTTCTCGCTTATCAGTGTGTCGCCCTCGGTGGTTTCCTACCCGCTGGCAGGGCCAACGGGTGGGAATGCGGGCGATAGGCTCCAACGCCTGGTGTTCAACGTCCAGAACCCCAACAACGCTTCCATCCTCCTCTTTGATGGTGGGGAAGAATACGAGGCAATCCTACCGGGGCCGAACATTCCTGTTGGCCCCATGCAGATCGAGCTCGGCGTGTATTCGATGCTCGGAGGTTGGTCGGTGATGGCCGGGGGCGGGATCCTCTCCTGCCTTGCGATCGGGAGCTTCAGCTAATGCCCAATCTCAATACGGCGGGATTGAGGAGCCTGGGGCAGCAGCAGATCGCATCGTTTTCTACGGCAAAAGGGTGGACAGTTCCTTCGGGGACCACTCTCGCTCTCGTCACCGCGGAAACGAATGCCGTGCGCTGGCGAGACGATGGGACCGCTCCAACAGCATCAGTGGGCTATCCCCTCGCGGTCGGATCGGAACTCGCCTATGACGTAGTGGTGGGATCGCCGGGGTGGGAGCAAATGCTTTTCATCCCGCAAACGGGCTCGGCAACGCTGGACATCACCTACTACGGGCCGTAGATGCCGAAGACCTCCGGCACCAACTACAACCCGGCCAGTGTTGCCATTACCGGAGGAACGATCTCCAACGTCACGTTGGGCGGATCGACCAATGCCGAGGTCATCGTTGCGAAGTGGGCGATTCCGTTTGTCGTCGCCCCAACTGGAACGATGGCGAACAACGGCGCCATCACTCTCGGCACCGCGCTTGATACCACCTACAGCGACGGTATCTGGCTCTATCTTCCCGCGGGCGCCGTTGCCGCAGGGGTTCCCGCAGCCGCTGGGTGGTTGTGGTGTGTCATGTCCTCCTCGACGGTCGGGGCGGTCTACAACTCGACGTATACGAGCGGGACGCCGACCGCTGGAACCACGACCGCATTCAGCACGACGGGACCGGGCGCTTATACGGGCGTCACGACACAGATTTCCGGGCCGACCATCACGATTCCGGGCGGCACGTTTGGCGCCAACGGCCAACTTCGCATCGTGAATCACCTTGCGGCGACGAATAACGCCGATACGAAGATCATCGGAGTCGTCTATAACGCGACGGACTTTGATACCAACACGTTCGCCAGTGTCGCTCTCGGGCGGCATGAAACCTTCATCATGAACCGGGGCGCCACGGGCAACCAAGAGGGTTACACGCAGCAGTTCGCTAGCGGCAGCATCGTTACCTCGGCTTTTACGGCTGGGGCGGTTGATTCGACGGCCTCACAAACACTCACGATCAAGTACACCCGCGGCACGGCGACGGACAAGCTCACCCATATGTCCGGCGCGATCTACGCCATCCAATGAACTGCGCATTAGAAATGACAACGACCCGTGGCCGCTAAAACCATCGACTCCGACGTACAGCAGTGGATCAACGCCATTGCCGTGTATGAACGCGAGTTCAAGAAATGGCAGGGCAGGGTCGAGAAGATCGTCAAGCGCTATCGGGATGAGGAGCGCAACAAAGACACGATGGAGTGTCGATTCAACATCCTTTGGTCGAACATCCGTGTCGCAAAGCCCGCAGTATTTTCACGCCTTCCGCGCCCCGATGTGAGCCGGCGCTTCAAGGATTCGGATCCCGTTGGGCGCGTAGCTGCATTGCTCCTCGAGCGTGCCCTGGAGTTCGAGATCGAGCATTATCCGGACTACCGGGCGACGATGAACTCCTGTGTCTTGGATCGCTTCCTTGGCGGCAGGGGGGTCTCGTGGGTTCGCTATGAGCCCCACATCTCCGCACAACCCGGTGATCTGAGCGAAGGCGTCCAAGTGAGCGAGGACACCGACGCCGAGGTGGACGAAACACTCGAGTATGAATCCGCGCCGACCGATTACGTCTACTGGAAAGACTTCGGCCACACGATCGCCCGGACGTGGGAGGAAGTAACCGGCGTCTGGCGCAAGGTCTACATGGACCGCGAGGCGCTGATCGAGCGTTTCAAGGAAGAAGGCGAGAAGATCCCGCTCGATACGACCCCCGAAGACAACAAGAGGACGAGCGGCGGCGAGCAGAAATACGAAGCCCTGATCTACGAGATTTGGGACAAGAAAACGAAGCGGGCGCTCTGGCTTTCGAAGTCACTGGGCAAGTTCGTGGACGAAAAGCCCGATCCGCTGAAACTTGAAAACTTCTGGCCGTGTCCGCGCCCGCTCTTTGCGACCCTCACCAATGACAGCTTGGTCCCGGTCCCGGATTACGCGCAATACCAGGATCAGGCGAACACGCTGGATCTCATTGCCGATCGCATCAATGGGCTGGTGAAGGCATTGCAAGTGAAGGGCGTCTATGACGATTCCTTCCCCGCACTTGCCAGACTCTTTACCGAGGGCGAGAACGGCACCCTCCTGCCCGTCAAGAACTGGGCTGCGTTTGCCGAGAAGCAAGGGCTTAGGGGCGCGATCGACCTTATAGACCTCACCGCGATCTTCAATGCCCTGAAAGAGCTTTACGCCGCTGCAGAGGTTCAAAAGAACCAGGTCTACGAAATCATGGGCCTTGCGGACATCATCCGCGGCTCGAGCGATCCCAATGAGACGGCGACCGCTCAGAAGATGAAGGGTAATTTCGGGTCCATGAGCTTGCGATCGATGCAGGCCGACGTTGCCCAGTTCGCCACCGAAATCCTCCAGATCAAGGCACAGATCATGTGCCAGCAGTTCCAACCCGAGACGCTGGCCGCGATTGGTGGGGCTTCGACGCTTTCGGACGAAGATCAGCAGCTTGTCCCGCAAGCCCTGCAGCTCCTGAAGTCCACGCCGCTTCGGGACTTCCGCATCGAGATAGAAGCCGATTCCATGATCTACATGGACGAGCTTCAGGAAAAGCAGGACCGCATGGAGCTTGCCACCGCGCTCGGAAATTACCTGAAGGAGGCGATCCCAGCCGCTCAGTCCATTCCGCAGATCGCTCCGCTTCTCCTTGAACTCCTGCGCTTCATTGTCTCCGGCTTCAAGGTCGGCAAGACCTTGGAGGGCGCGGTCGATCAGGCTGCGGACGCCTTGAAGCAGGCGGCGGCGAATCCGCAGCAGAAGCCCGATCCCGAGATGGCGAAGGTTCAAGCCGAGGCTCAAGCGAAATCCCAAGAGCTCCAGCAGAAAGCTGCACAGGATCAGCAAGCCCTGCAAGCCAAAGCTGCCTACGACCAATTCAAGGCGAAGTTGGATGCTCAAGTTGCCCAGGCGCAGCAGGCGGCGCAGGCACGGCAGGCGATGCAGCAAAACCAAATGGAAGACGCGAGAGCGCAGCGCGAGGCGCAAATGAAGGCGGCAATCGATCAGCGCAAGGCCGAACTCGATGCGCAATTCAAGGCCCAGGAATTGGACTTCGAGCGCTGGAAAGTGATGGAGGAGAACAAGACCAAGATCGCCGTCGCCGAGATCCAGGCGAAGACGACCCTCGCCGCCGCCGCTCTTTCGGCCGCAAAAGCCGAGGCCGAAGGCGGCGCGATCAAGGATCAGCCGCAGAAGACACAGGAGGCCCCAAATTCCAATGTACCGGGCTAGGTGTGCCGTCTGTGAGAGCGAGGAGGACATCTTCCGTTCCTTCGCCCGCTATGACGACCTTCCCGAGTGCTGCGGGGAAAAGATGACGCGCGTGATCTGTCCCGCGATGGTCGCCAACGACATCCAACCTTATCGCTCGATGATCGATGGTTCGATCATTTCCAGCCGTTCGAGGCACCGCGAGCATCTTCGGGATCACAACTGCACCGAGATCGGAAACGAAACCAAGTATCTGCAGGCCAAGCCCCTTGCATCGCCACCGGGGCTCAAGGAAACGCTCATTCAGGTGGCGAATGAAAAGATAAGGAGTTAACCATGGCTTATGCAAGGGAAGTGATGGGCGGTGGGTTTTCGGCGGGGCAAGCTCAGGCCCTCGGCGGTCAGGTGAATAGCTCGCTTGCCGCTGCGGGAAGTTCCCAGGCCGACGCTGCGCAACTCGTCTGCTCGCTCAACATCGTGACGGGCGCTGATGGCAGCAAGGGCGTGATTCTCCCCGCCGGCGTTCCTGGCGATGAGGCGCTCGTCTTCAACAACGCCGGTTCGACCCTCAAGGTTTACCCGCCCGTGGGTGCCGCGATTGCGGTTGTGGGGACTGGACTTGGGACGGGCAATGCCGCGTTCTCTCAACTCACGTTCAAGTTCACGCAATACAACTGCGTGAGCTCTACGCAGTGGCTCGCTATGACCTCGGCTTAAAGGAAAAGACATGGAAGAAACCGTCCAGCCGCAGACCACTCTGCGCGAAACTCTCGAAGCCAACGTAGAGCTCGCCGAAGCGGGAACACTCCCGAGCGCGGAGCAGCGGGCGCGAGACGATGCTGGGCGATTTGCGAAGAAGGAAGAAACGCCGGTCGTTCAGGAGGCTCCAAAGCCTTCGATCACGACTTGGCGCAAAGAATATCTCCCGTTGCAGGACAAGTTGGCCCAAGGCATTCCCCTCACGCCGGAGGAAGCCAAGAAACTCGCCGACTACAACATCCAGCGGGAGAACGACTACAAAACGGGCGTCTCGACCTACAAGACCGAAGCCTCCAAAGCCGCTGAACTCTACGAAGCCATCAACCCTTTCATGGGGGAGCTTCAGAGCCGCGGCATGGCACCCGCTCAGTGGATTCGGGATTTAGGCCAAGCGCATTACGTGCTCGTGAAGGGCACGCCGGATCAGAAGTTGCAGCTCATCCAGACATTGGCCCGTCAGTACAACGTCCCGCTGGGCGCTCCCCAGCAGCCCAGTGGCGGCGTTCATCCGATCGTGGCGCAGCTCATGGAGAAGATTCAACAACTTGAATCTCAAGTGGGCGGCGTTGCGAACTGGAAGCAGCAAGCGGAATTGCAGGCGATTCAGCATGAGATTCAGAAAACGCAAGGGGATGCGCAGACCTATCCCCATTTCGACGCAGTCCGTGAAGACATGGCTCAACTCCTTGAGAAAGGTGCCGCGACGGATCTGCCCATGGCCTACAAGATGGCAGTGAGATTTCGTGACGATTTGTTCGAGGAGGAGGTAAACCGCCGCTCCCAACAAACCACGAAGACCAATGTCGTCCAGAAAGCCAGAGCCCAGGCTGTCAGTCCGAAATCTTCTACTCCTAGCGGACAGGTGACGACCAGCACGGCAAAGGACAGACGCTCCCAGCTCGAAGAAGCGTGGGAATCCCACGCAGGGCCGGGGGGTCGGGTTTGACACCTATCTAGGAGACCTCTTTCATGGCAATCCCCAACAGTTCGGTGACGGACATCATCGCCACGACGATTCAAAGTCGTTCTGGCGTGCTGGCCGATAACCTGGAGAACAACAACGCGCTCCTGCGACAACTGAGGAAGAAAGGCAACGTCCGCCCCGTGTCCGGCGGTAACGTGATCCTCGAGGAGCTGATGTACAACGACACGACCACCAACAACGTGAATAGCTACTCGGGATATGAGTTCCTGAACGTCTCCCCGGATAGCCCTATCACCGCGGCGCAATTCAGCTTCACCCAGTACGCGGCGGCGGTCACGATGTCGGGCCTCGAGATGCTGCAGAACTCCGGCAAGGAACAGATCATCGACCTGCTGGATGGCCGCATGAAGGTTTCCGAAACCCGGATCCTCAACCGCATTGCGGCGGACATCTACCTGGATGGCACGGGTAACGGGGGCAAGAACATCACGGGCCTTGCGGCCGCGGTTCCCGACACCCCGAGCAGCGGAACCTATGGCGGGATTGATCGCGGGACGTGGACGTTCTGGCGCTCCTCGAAGTACTCGGGTGTCACGGATGGGGGCGCGGCTGTTTCGAGCGCGAACATCCAGCAGTACATGACGAACCTTGCCCTGAAGCTCGTCCGCGGCAATGATCGCCCGGACCTGTTCGTGGCCGACAACAACTACTTCAGTTTCTACGTGCAAAGCCTGCAGGCCATCCAGCGCGTCAATTCGGATGGGGACGGTTCTGCGGGTGCCGGCTTCGCCAAGCTGAAATTCTATGGCGGCGGCATGTCGGCGGACGTGGTGCTGGATGGTGGTATCGGCTCGAATGCGACCGCGAACCACATGTGGGCGCTCAACACCGATTACATCTTCTTCCGCCCCCACAAGGATCGGAACTTCGTGCCCATCGGTGGAGAACGCCAAGCGATCAACCAAGACGCCATCGTGAAGCTCTACGGATGGGCCGGCAACCTCACGACCTCTGGAAGCGAGTTCCAGGGCGTCCTGATCGCGTAAGGAGAAACCATGTCCAACTACATCATCAGCAATCCCATTGCCGGCATCCTGCCCATCACGGGCACCGATTCCGGGGTCACTCAGGCCAACGCTTCGTCCGCGGCCCCCAGCCCCCCGATGTATCCGGGGATGGTCGTCCGCGCGACGGATGCGACCTTGGGTTCCGGTGAGTTCATCCTTCTGGCAGGTGTTGCCTCGACTGCCGTGGGCTCCGTGGTGACTTACAACACCGCGAGCTTCACGACCGCCCTGGCTCCAGTGGGAGCGAACAAGCCGCAGCCGATCGCCATCGCCATGGTCGCCAATACCAGTTCCTCGAAGTGGAGCTGGTATCAGATCAGCGGGACGGCGGTTGCGAAGAAGACCTCGGCGCTGGCGCTCGGCTCCAATGCGGCGGTGGGTGTGCTTACCACGGGCCTCATTGCGGCCACGGCGACGGGCAAGGAAGTGCAGGGCGCTCTTACGGCCGCGAAGGCCACGACGCCCACGACGGTCACTCTCATCATCAACCGTCCGCACATGCAGGGCCGCATCACTTGAAAACGGAATGGGTCCATTGGAACCCCGGAGCGAGTGAACCGCTCCGGGTTTCCCTTGATGTCGAGTGCAATACCTCGACGGAGAGAATCATGGACAACATCCGCGTCAATTCTGCGGGACGCAAAGGATGGCAGAAGCTCGAAGAAGCACATGAGCGGATCGCCATCCTGTGCGGCTCGGGGCCGAGTCTTGCCGATACCCTGGGAGAAATCCAAGCCATCGATGGCGATGTCTTCGCCTTGAATGGTGCCGGGAAATTCCTGTTCGGAAAGGGCATTACCCCGGAGTACCAAGTCATTCTCGATGCCCAAAGGGAAACCGCCGACCTCATCGGGCCGGCGAAGCAATATCTCTTTGCCTCCCAGGTGGATCCCGAGTGCTTCAAGCGGATTCCGAGCGCGAAGCTCTGGCACGCCACCCATGGGGAGATTGCTCCGGAATTTCCCGAGTATGAAGACGACTATTGCATGGTCGGTGGAGCGGTTACGGTCGGAAATGCTGCGCTCCTCCTCGCCTATGTGATGGGTTATCGCACCATCCACTGCTTTGGGTACGACTCCTCGCACCGCGGGGCCGCGGGGCATGCGTTCAAGCAGAGCATGAATGACGGCGACCCCCTCACGATCGTGGAGTTCAACGGCAAGGAATATACAGCCTCACTCACGATGCGGCTCCAAGCCCAATACTTCCCGAGCAGGGCGCGGGCTTTGATGGATGCGGGTTGCAAGATTTCGGTCCATGGCTCCGGCCTTCTTCCCGACATGTTCAACACGAAGCTCTCGGAGAAGGAGAAGTACCGCGCGATGTGGAAGGAAGATCAATACCGCATCGTGTCTCCGGGGGAATCGGTCGCCAATACCTTCGTGGAGGTTTGCGGAATCGATGCCGGCCACATGGTGATCGATTTCGGCTGCGGAACCGGGAGAGGGGGCCAGAGAGTCCGCGACATGACCGGAGCTCGCATGCGGCTTGTGGACTTCGCGGAGAACTGCCTGGACCGTGATGTCGATCTTCCTCTCACCATATGCGACCTTACCAAGCCCATGGGGCTGCGTGCGGAGTATGGGTTTTGCGCCGATGTGATGGAGCACATTCCGCCGCAGGACGTTCGTTCGGTCCTCGAAAATATCTTCGCTTGCACGCCGAAGGCCTTCTTCCAGATCAGCCTCGAGCCCGATTCCATGGGCTCCCTCATCGGCAGGCAACTTCACCTTTCCGTCTTTCCCTATGCGTGGTGGGCGGATCAATTTCGCTCGTTCGGGAAGATTCTTTGGTCCGAAAACCGGGGCGCATCTGCCCTTTTCTATGTGGAGAAAACATGACTTCCGATGAAGTGAAGATGCTTGCCATGGCGTTCGCAAAGGCCGATCAGCCGGACAACTCCGATCACGTCGAAAAGTACGCGGCGCTGGTGGTGAAGTACTTCGAGGAGCAGCAGCCCGTGTTTGCGCCGATTGTCGAGCCGGAGCCTGTTATCGAGCCCGCCCCCGTCGATCCCGCTTCCTGAAAACTCCCGACCTTTAATCCCTTAAAGGAAAGCCATGGCCTCATCGCTTCTTGCCTCTGACCTGAATAACCCGGATTTTGCCGGCCCCGTCAATCCCGACAGTCGCCTGGCAGTTCGCTTCTTCAAGGAGGCGCTGCAGAACAACTTTCTCTCCGAGAAAGAGGGAAGGCCCATCTTCCAGGACGTGGACATGGTGCAGATCATGGTCCCAGGAGATGCCACGAGCATCGTGGTAACGCCGGTTCGAGAGGATCACAAGCAGCGCTTCCCGCTGCAGTGGGCGCATTACGTGAACACCCACGGCTCGGACACTCGGGAAGTCGGAACCCCGCTTTCCCAGTGGCCGCGCCTCAGTCAGTCACAGGTCGAAGAACTGCGAGCGCTCAAGATTTACACCGTCGAGAACGTCGCCGGCATGACGGACGCGAACCTGCAGCGCATCGGAATGATCGCTGGCATGGGGCCACATGCCCTCCGGGATCATGCAATCCGGTTCCTGGCACTTGCCAAGGAGGATGCAGTTACGCAAGCGGCCGAGGATCGCGCGAAGGCCCTGGAAGAAGAAAACAAGAAGATCCGCGAGGACACGGAGAAGGCTTTGGCGGAGATGCGCGCTCAAATCGAAGCCGTTACCCAGGCGCGCATTGCGGAGTCCAAGCCGAAGCGCAAGTACACGAAGAAGACTAAAGAAGGGGTCGCGCCCGAATGACCACGATGCTTCAGCTCGTCCAGCAAGCCACGGGCGAGATGGGGCTTGCTGTGCCTGCGAGCGTGGCGGGCAATTCTTCAACGGACGTGATTCAGCAACTCGCGCTCCTCAATGCCGTGGGCTATGAGGTGTCGCGGGAATTTCCGTGGGAGGCGTTGAACAAGCAATACATCTTCACGACGACCTCGACAACCTTGGTCGGAGATACGGCCGCAGGATCTTCTACGGTCAGCAACATCGTATCTACCGCGGGCATCGACTCGAACTATCAAATCTCGGGCGTCGGGATCAACAACGGCACTTTCATCACAGCAGTGCCGAGCGGATCGACGCTCACCCTTTCCCAGCCGGCAACTGGAACTGCTACGGGAACGACCTTCACCCTGGCGAAGGTCAAGTATGCGATGCCCTCGGACTATGACCGGCAGATCGATCGCACCCACTGGGACAAGACCAAGCACTGGGAAATGCTGGGGCCTGAGACGGCCCAGCAATGGGAATGGCTGATCTCGGGGTATATCTCGACCGGCCCGCGGATTCGCTATCGCATCTTCGGCTCGAAACTGCAGATTTGGCCCATGGTGACGACTGGCGATGTATTGGGATTCGAGTACATCGCCAATAGCTGGGCTGCGGATACCACGGGAGCAGCGAAGACCTCCCTCACGGTCGATACGGATACGTGCATCTTCCCCGACCGCTTGATGGTGTTGGGGCTGAAGAAGAAGTATTTCGAGATCAAGGGATTCGCCCCCGTCTTCGATAGGGACTACCAGAAGGAACTCGACATCGCCAAGGCGAACGATGCCGGTTCGCCCACGCTCTCCCTCGCGCCGAAAGTTTCCAACGTCCTCATCAACTGGACGCAGATCCCTGACAGCGGGTACGGCTCATGATGGTCGCCACGCGCCGCGCTGTTGCGAAATCCACCTCGATCACCTCTCCCATTGGGGGTTTGAACGCTCGAGACTCCCTCGCGGCGATGCCTCCGCAGGATGCGGTCATCCTTGACAACTTCTTCTGCACGCCGACCACGGTTGATTTGAGGAAGGGCTATACGCAATGGGTGACGGGGCTTCCCGCCCATGTGGAAAGCCTCATGCCGTACACCTCGGCTACCAAGCAGGCCATGTTCTGCGCGTCGGGGACGGCCTTCTATGACGTGACCTCGAGCGGGGCTGTCGGCGCTGCAGTGCAGGCGGGGCTTACGAATGCCCGCTGGCAGTCGGCCAACATGGGAACGCCTGGGGGACAATATCTCCTTGCCGTCAACGGCGCTGACAAACTCCGCGGCTATGACGGAACTTCCTGGTGGACCGATGGGGATGGAAGCCATGACATCACGGGAATAGATACCTCCAAGTGCATTCATGCCAACAGCTTCAAGAATCGCTTCTATTTGGTGGAGAAGAATAGCTTCCGGGTTTGGTATCTGCCGCTGAATAGCATTGCGGGGGCCGCAAACTCCCTCGATCTCTCGCCGCTCTTTACCTTGGGCGGCTACTTGATGGCGATGGCGACATGGACCGTCGATAACGCTGCCGGCATCAATGAATATGCGGTTTTCCTGTCTTCGGAAGGACAGATCGCGGTTTATCAAGGCTATGACCCCTCGAACTCGGGAAGTTGGTCGCTTGTTGCGGTCTTCCGGGTCGGACGCCCCATTGGAAGACGCTGCTTCGAAAAACTTGGCTCTGATCTCATCATCATTTGCGCCGATGGGTTCATGCCGCTTTCGAAGGCGATGCTCACCGATCGCTCGCAGCTTCAGGAGGCGCTTTCCTCCAAGATCCTCAATCTCGTCAACACGGACGTTGCGAGGTATGGCAACAACTTCGGCTGGCAGCCGATCCTCTATCCGATCGGGAACAAGTTCATCGTCAACGTCCCGCAGAGCGAAAACGCCACGCAGTACCAATATGTCCAGAACACGATCACGGGCTCTTGGAGTCGCTTCACCGGCTGGAATCCGAACGTCTTCGCCCTCCTGAAGGATGACCTCTGGTTCGGGAGCAATTTGGGGAGCACGCCCAATTCCGCGTTCGTCGCCAAGTGCGATCGCGGAACCTCGGACGCCGGGACACTCATCTTTGGCGAAGTGCAGACCGCCTTCCAATACTTCGGGAGTCCTGGGCTTTTGAAGCGCTTCACGATGGTTCGGCCCGTCTTCAATACTGCGGGGACTGCAACGCCGGTGATCGGCCTGGACGTGGACTTTTCGAGCAACAGCCCTACTGGGACGGCTTCCTTTTCCGGGTCGTCGGGGGTTCCGTGGAATACGACCCTCTGGAACACGACGCCTTGGGGTTCGACCACGCAGATTCAAAAGACTTGGCAGGGCGTGAATGGCGTTGGATATTCCGCGGCCATCCACATGAAGGTCGCCAGCAGTACCGCGCTTATCTCCTGGATGAGCGTGGACTATGTTTTTGAAGTCGGGGCGCAACTATGAAGGTCATCTATGGGCAGGACCGCGTGGTGGCCGAGTGGGTGTGTGCCCGAGCTCCGCATTCCGATGGCGGCTTCGAAAAGTTCACGACTATTGGATTCGCGGATGATTCGGGATTGGTCGCCGGCCTGATTTATGACGAGTACCGCGGCAACAGTATGCGGATTGCGATGGCATCCTCGACGCCGCGCTGGGCCACGAGGGAGACTCTCTACGCGCTCTTTGCTTATCCGTTTTTGCAATTGAAAGTGAAGCGCCTGACAGCCTATACCGGGAAGTCCATGGCGTCCGTTCGCAGATTCCTCGAGCGACTTGGTTTCGTGTTGGAAGGAACCATCCGCGAGGGTTTTGCAGATGACGACTGCGTGATCTACGGCATGTTGAGAAACGAATGCCGATGGATCGAAAGGACTTCTCGTGAAATCGAGCCCGAGCGCGCCGCCTGCGCCTGACCCGAGCCAGACAGCGGCTGCCCAGTCGCAATCGAATATTGCGACCGCAATTGCGAACGCCCAGCTAAATCGGGTCAACCAGCAGACCCCGTGGGGGAGCATCACCTATACCCAGGGGCCGGCGGGTCCGAATGGCGTTCCTACTTGGTCATCGAACATCCAGCTATCGCCGCAGCAGGCAGCGTTGCTCGCCCAGCAGCAGGGAATGTCTTCGACGCGAAACACTCTCGCATCGCAGATGCTCAATTCGGGGACGATCCGGCCGCTGGACTTATCGCACTTGCATTCGATGTATGACCCTTCGACCCGAAGCAACTATGCCGGCGCGGTGAACGCTGCACCTCCGACGCCTCAAGCGCAGCAACCGGGACAGTCGGGACAGCCGCAACTCTCGCCGCAAATGCTTCAGCAGATTGTCGCGGCGATTTCATCCATGCAGGGCTCCCAATCGGGACAGTCCTCCCAGCAGTCACAGGCGCAGCCGTCACAGCAGCAACCGCCGACACCTCCACCTCAGCAGCCCCAGCCGACTCCGCAGAGCGGGAGCACTACGCAATTCATTCGGCAAATGCTGACCGGCAGCCCCACGGGTGGAGCAGCTAATGGCGGCATGCCTGCCAACGCCTTCGGGAGCTCTGGCATTGACTTCGCCAACGCCCTTGCGAGTGCTACAGCCGGCGGGCAGGTAGACCCGCGGCTTTCGCAGTATTACTCGACGGACATGCAGGGGAGCGAGACGCCCACTACGACATTTACCCCGCGCGATCCGAACGGCCCGAGCAACCAGGGCACGATCATGATGAACGGCCAGCCGTGGATCCAGCTTGCCGGCGCTACGGATAACACGACCCTTCGTAGCCGTGATCCCTCGATGTTCAAGACGGACCCGAAGTATGGGCTCCTCACCCCTGCGGCAAACGTTCATTCGGGAACGGATGCGTTCTCCGAGATTGCCCCCTGGCTGATGATGGCTCCCGTCGCTGGGGCCGCTCTTGGTGCCGCGATGGGCGGGGCTGGTGCTGGAGTGACTGCCGGCGGAGATACCGGGGCCTTCGATGTTGGAGGCTCAAGCGGCTTTGGCGGTTCGACGGCGCTTTCCTCTCCTGCAGGAACTGGCGCATTCGACGTTGGAGGTTCGACGGGCTTCGGTGGAGCGAACCCGATCGGGGCCAACGCAGCACCCGTCACCGACCTCTCTACGACCGCGCAGCAGCCGAGCCTTTGGCAGCAAGGCATGACGAACCTATCGCAAGGTCGCGGGCTTTTGGGGCTTCGCCCCGGAGTCAGTAGCGGAATGTCCCTTCTTGCACAACTTCTCCGTCAACAACCTCAATCGACGGGCGGGAGCCATTAAATGAAAACACGCGCACAGCAGCCCCCGTCTCCGAGCGCTACTTATAGCGGAATGACCGCGCAGCGAATCATGGGCGGCGGGTATGACCCGACACAGGGAAACGCTCCGGCTAATTCGGGGAATTACACCAACCTGGGAAATCAGAGCCTCGGGCCAGCGGTTGCGTCTTCAGGTACTTCGTTTGGCCCGCAACAGCCGAGCGGTCCCGGCGGATATATGGCCCCCGGTAGTAACCCGAGCGCAAGCCCCGCGCCTCTGGGCCTGAATGGTATGCCCGGCATTACCGTGAACCCATCGAGTGCCGGAAACCTGGCGAGCGGTCTACCCGGCTACAACGCGAATCCCTCCATCGGTGGATTCAACGTCAATACGGGACAGCCGATGCAGCAACAGCCCATGCAATTGCAACCCGGAATGAGCGCGAATCCGGGATTGAGCAGCCCATGGGGCAACACGCAGACTCCTCCCACGTCCATCGGTAGTGGGCAGCCGATGCCCATGCAGGCAAAGCCCATGCCCGTACAGGCGACGACGCAACCGATTACCACGGGCGGGCCTGATCCTCGAGCCAACAAGATGGCGATGCTACTGCGCGCAAGGGGGGCGGGCGGATGAAGACTCAAAGCCAGCAACCTCCGGCTGCCGGCAACCCTTTGGCGCGGGGAACTGGCGCTGCGCCGAATACGGGCGGCATTCCCGGCACGAATCCGATTGCGAGCGGCTACGCGCCGACTGCGGCCAATACGCCGGCAAATCCCGGTGCCGGTGGCGACCCATTCGGCGGGCATGACCCATGGGATGTGGCGATCGGGATGTATTCGAATCCCGCGCAGACTCCGGCAGCTCCGCCTTCTCCGCACGCGGTTCCCACGGCTCCGTCGCCTTCGATGCAGCCGGCGATCACGCAGAACGTGCAGCCCGCTCCGGCATCGGGACAGGTTGCGGCCCCGCCGAGCGCGATCGCTCCGCCTCCTGCTCCCATCACGCCTTCGACCTTCGACCAATCGAACTCCCAGCTATTCCCCGGCGGGAACGTCCCACAGGTCATGCAACAGGCGCAAGACGCGGCCTACCACCAAGCCACAGGCTACCTCGATCCGCAATTTGCGAATCAGGAAGCCGCCTTGCGTTCCCAGCTCGCCAACCAGGGAATCATGGAGAACTCGGAGGCCTGGAATCGTGCGATGGACGATTTCCAGCGGAACAAACAATTGGCCTACAGCAGCGCCGAGAACGCGGCCTATGGGCAGGGCTTGACCGCGCAGAACCAGGTCGCCAATCAGGTGTTGGAGCAATTGGGACTGCGGACGCAGCAGAACGTCGCGCAGACCGGGGCTAACGCTTCGATGTACGGCTCCCAGTTGAACGCGCAAACCGCGGCGAACATCTTGGCCGAGCAGCATTCGCAGAACCAGTATTCGGACGCCCTGGGGCTTCGCAATCAGGACATCAATGAGCTTCTGCTAGAGCAGCAGAACCCGCTCTCCATGGCGAACCAGTTGACGGGCGGGCAGGGCGTTCAATCCCCCAATTTCACCAGCACGCCGGGAACGAACGTCGATCCCACGAACATCGCGCAAATCATCCAGCAGGCATTGGGACAGCAGAACAACGTCTACAACACACAAGTGGGGGCGACGAACTCCTCCAATGCAGGTATGGCGACCATCATTGCCGCGCTGCTCTCCGATCGCCGACTCAAGACGAACATCAAGCAAATTGGGATGCATGAATGCGGCGTCCCGCTCTACTCCTACAACTATGCAGATGGAAAACCCGGATTCGGCGTCCTCGCGGACGAGCTCGAAAAGGTCCGCCCCGATGCGGTATGGAGCGATGAAAACGGCCTCAAGGTCGTCAACTACGCGGCCATCTCGAAGGTGGATCGCTAATGGCTACCGCCTTCGGTCTGCCGGAGATTGCATCCCTCTACGATCCGAATATCGCGGTCGATCAAGTCGCGCTGCAACGGCGTATGGCGATTGCGCAAGCGTTGCGTCAGCAGGCCATGACGCCGCTGGATACCTCGGGCCGTCAGATCGGCGGCATGGGCTACAAAATCAGCCCGTGGGAGGGCGTTGCAAAAGCCGTGCAGGCCGTGATGGCGGGCCAGCAGGACACCGCGAACGATCAAGACCGCCTTGCGTTGCAGCAGAAGATGGCGCAGGCGCTTCTCGGGCAACAGGCTCCTCAAGGGCAACCCGCGCCTCAGCAAGCCCCCGCGCCCGTATCTTCCGCGGGAGCGCCCTCGTCGCCACTGCCGCAGGGACAGCCAACTGCACAACCGGCGCAAGGCCCCGCCATCGGCGGAATTGGCATTGGCGACTTATTCAAGGGAGGTGTCGTCAACGACATCGGCGGTCCCGCGATGGCTGCGGCGTATGCGAAGAACTTCGAGCCGACAGATTTCGCGCGAGCGCTCCGCTCCGCAGGCATCGATCCCAATTCCGCGCTCGGGCATCAATTGGCGCAGGACAACATTGCCAAGGGGAACTATATCCCGCCCGTTTCCGGCCGTCCCGGCGGCTACCTTGAAGACCCGAAGACGGGGCGGATCACGTCTCTCCCGAACACGCCTCCGGGCTATGTCGCCACACAAGACCCGAACTCTCCGACCGGCTTTACCACGCAGCCTCAGCCTGGCGGTCCTGCGGCCGTGCAGGGTGCCGCGAAGGCGAAAGCTATCGGCGAGGCGTTCGGCGATGTGCAACCGACCGTTGACCGGAGCGGACAGCCGCAGCCGGTTCAGAGTAGGGCCAAGGCGCTGGGCTATGGAGATGACGGGAATGTCGCTCCCGCCACACAGACGGCGCGTGATGCGCAGTCGCGTCAGTTGCTCGCCGACGAACTGCGCAAGTGGCAGGCGGCCCCGGATTCCTCGGCCAAGGTGGCGAACATTAAAGACATTCAGACGCAGATGGGCGGCCTTACGGATCAGCCCTCGGCGTCCTATGTTGCCCCGCCCCTTGGCACGTCGGAAGCGCAAATCTCCCTCGATAAGAAATGGGAGTCGCAACTCGCGGCGAATAAAGAAGCGATGACGACGAGTTCATATTTGGACAACATCGTTTCGGCTGCTCACAAGGGGGCAATCGTTGGCCCTGGCGCTGATCGGCGCGAGCTCGTGCAGGGGTTCCTTCAACTCGCTGGCATCAATGAAAACGTCAACAGCGATGCGGTGACGCAAACCCAATTGCTGGACAAGTATCACAACCAGATTGTCGCGCGTTTGGGCCAAGGTGGCCTCGGGACGGATGCCGCGCGCGCGATTCTCGATACAGCCTATCCCGGCAAGCCGATGAATATCGGTGCCATTGATGAGGCCGCGGCCAATCTCAAGGGAGCGCAGGCGATGACGCAGGCGCGGACGCGCTTCCTTCAGCCTGCCGCTAGTAAGCGCGATCAAAACGACTATGCCAATCGGGAAATCCAGTTTGACCAAGCTGCCGATCCGCGTATTTGGCAATTCAAAAATCTTCAAGACCCAGCGGCGCGCTCGGCTTTTGCGAAACAGGTTCTCTCGCAAGATCCCTCATTTCCCGCTCGCATCAAGCAACTTGAATCTATGGGAGCGCTGTGAGCCTCGCTGATGACTTCCTACAAGCTGCGGATGTAGCCGATCAGGGGATGCCGTCATCCCTCTCCGATCAGTTCGCTCAAGCCGCCCAAGGCGCGCCGCCCCCGCCTCGTCGGCCATTGCAGCCTCCGCAAGAGCTTTCCTTGATGGACCGGCTCCTCGCCCACGTTCCGGATTCGCTCGTCAACAACAGGGCAATGACTGCGGTGCGCGGGACTGTGATGGGCGCTGCCGATCCGGTTGTGGGAACCGCACAGGCGGCGGCGAACCTCTTGCCGAACTCGACGGGCATTCCGCAGGCCGTCAACCAGGCCGTGACGGACAAGGATGCGCAGTACCAAGCCGAGCGCCGCGGGCAGGGCATGACCGGCTTTGACCCCGCGCGCATGGGCGGCAACTTCCTGTCGCCCGTCAATTTGGCGATGGCGTTGCGCGCCGCTCCGGCGGTGACTGCTACGGCGCGGGCTTTTCAGGGGGCGGGAACTGGATTTGTTGGGGGCCTAACCGCGCCTGTCGATGTCGGACCCTCCGGAAACTACTGGGCACCCAAGGCCGTGCAGACCACCCTTGCAACCGCCGCCGGAGGTGTATTGGCTCCCGCCGCCGGCTGGATTGGGGACAAGGCCATTCCGGCCGTGAACTCTCTTATTGCAAGATTCAAAGGCGGCATGGATCCAGCCGAGGCCGCAGCGAAGACGGATTCGATCCTCTCTGATGCCCTCTCGGAGACGGGGCAGACGACAGAAAATGTTCCGCCCGCGCAACTCGCCGTGGTGCGCCAGCAAGTTCAGGATGCGCTATCGAAGGGCAAGAAGCTAGATGCCGCCGCAGCGCTTCGTCTCTCCGATTTCGAGGCGCAGGACATTCCTTCCACGCAAGCTCAGATCACCCGCGACCCGATGCAGTTTGCCGACGAGCAGACCATGCGGTCTATTAGCCGGCCCCTCAATCAAACGATGGAGCTCGGCAACAAGAAGGTAACGCAGGGCATCGGGCAATACAGCGCAAACGCTGCAGAGGCTCCGGTTGCGGCCGCGGATCTCGCTACGGCGCTACGCAACTATGACGCCAGCAAAGCCGCAAACGTAAGGACCGCATATGCAACTGCTCGCGCCTCAGCCGGGAAGGATCTGGAGGTTCCAACCGCGGGCCTGACGGATGCCTATAAGCAAACCATGGAGGATTTTGGCGATTACGTTCCCAAGGTACTGCAAGACAAATTCTCGGCGCTAGAGAAACAGCCCCTCACCTTTGAAGGGGCCGACAAACTACGCCAGAGCATCAATACTCTTGTAACCAATGATCCGAATGACCGCACGAACCTTGCCCTTGGGACGCTGCGCTCCGCGCTGAATAATGCGCAGAAGGAGGTATCCGCGACTGGTGGGCCTTTCGCCCCCGCGGTGAAACTTGCCTCTGAGCGATTCGGACAGCAGGAAGCCATTCCAGCCCTTGGGGCCGCAGTCAACGGAGATGCCGGCGACAACTTCGTCCAAAAGTATGTCATCAACGGGCAGACGCAGGATGTTCAAAAACTCGCTTCACTCCTGCGCGAACAAGCGCCGGATGCGTTCGACCAAACTCGGCAACAGATCGGGGCGCATCTCGCGCGCAAGGCGTTCGGCGAGAACGTAGCCGCCGACAAAGCCGTCGCCCAGGAAAGCTACAACAAAGCGCTTCGTGAGCTCGGGACCGGAAAGCTAGGGGCGTTCTTCGAGCCGCAGGAGGTGGATCAACTTCAGCGCCTCGGAAGAATTGCGGCCTACCAACAATCGAATCCTGCCGCAGCGGCCTCCAACTTCTCGAACAGTGCTGGCGCGTTTGCGAATCTTCTGAGGAGCGGGGCGGGGCTTCCCTTTGCGGGAAAGACCCTGCAGTTCGCAGGAGAAAAACTAGGCGGCTACGCCGCTACGCATCCCGTTGTTCCCATCACCGGGAACATGAGCGATGCGCAACTACTGATGCTCTCGAACCTGCTCCGTGGCGGAAGTGGCGCGGCTGGCCTTGCGCTTTCCGGGGCTGTAGGACAGTAGCCATGAATAAAAAGCGATGCCTGCCCCCATGGCGAGGACTCTCAAGATGATGTCCAAAGCGAAATCCATGGGGCAAACCCTACACCTGAATTTCGAAGGAGGCAACCTTGCCCTTTAATGGCTCCGGCCTCTTTTCCCGTGTCTATAGCTGGGTTGTCGATGCTGGCAACAATGTGGAAATCGATGCTGCCCGGATGGACACAGATACCAACGACATCGCAACGGGCCTATCCAACTGTGTCACGAAGGACGGCCAGCAGACGATTACGGCGAACTTGCCCATGTCGGGATTCAAGCTCACGGGCCTTGGCATTGGCACTGCGGCCGCGGACTCGGCGATCGTCTCGAACGCCAACTCCCTAATGTGCGAGTTCCGCCTGACTCTCACCAGTGGAACTCCGGTCACAACTTCCGATGTGACGGGGGCGACAACGCTCTATTGCTCGCCCTACAAGGGGAATCGCATTGCCCTGTTTGATGGAACTAACTGGCATATGCGCTCCTCGGCTGAGTTCAGCATCGCGCTTGGGACTTTGACGAGCGCGCTTCCATATGACGTTTTCTGCTACGACAATTCGACCGTCCCGACGCTGGAAATTCTGGCATGGTCTAGCGCAACAGCTAGAGCAACTGCGCTTACCTTGCAGGACGGCGTGCTGTCGAAGACTGGGGCTTTGACCCGTCGCTATCTCGGCACGTTCTACACGACCGCTACGACCACGACGGAAGACTCCCTCGCCAAGCGCTTCGTCTGGAACTACTACAACCGCGTGAGAAGGCCCATGCGGGTCACGGAGGCGACGGATACCTGGAACTATTCAACCGCGACAGTTCGGCAGGCCAATGCTTCCACGGCGAATCAGTTGGACATGGTTATTGGGGTGAGCGAAGACCTTGTCTCGGCGGAAATCAATGCCGGCGTTCTTCCGGGGAGTGGCAGCACGGCAACGATTGTCGGTGTCGGCGTTGATGTCACGAACGCTTTCACTAGCGGTGGATTGTTTGGAAACGCCTCGGGTAGCACTGTTGCCATTTGGCTGAAGGCATCTTGGAAGGGTTTCCCCGGCGTCGGACGGCACTTCCTCTCATGGAATGAATATGCGGCAGCGAGCGGGACTTCTACGTGGCGCGGCGATGGCGGGGCTCCGACGTTGGAGCAGAGCGGCATTCATGGCGAAGTTTGGAGTTAGGAATGCAAGAGGAGATCAAGGAGGGGAGTCGCGGCCTTCTCGGTCTGTTCGGAGATTGGCGGGAAGTCGTCATTGCCTGGGGCATTGCGATTCTTGGGGGGTTAGCGCGCTATGCCAAATCGTTATCTGAGGGGTCGCCCGAAAAGGTCACATATGCGAAGGTCGCTGGAAAACTCTTCCTCGCTGGATTCTCCGGCCTCCTCTTCTATTGGCTCACTGCGGATTGGCAAGTCGCGCCCCACTGGAAAGCCCTTGCAATCGCCCTCTCGGGACACATGGGAGCCGAAGGAATCGAGTTCCTTGAAGGAGCCTTCAAAGACGCTGTACGCAAGTGGGTTGGATCGCAGGAAGAACCCAAGGGGGACCAGTAGGGTGAATTTCTGGCCCCTATGGAGATTCTATAAGCGCGCTGCCCGCGTGGGGTTTCTCATCCTCCTCATTGCAGGAGCCTGCAAGGTGATCGCGCTCCTGTGAACCTCATGCTGCAACGTGAGCCGTTTTCAGACTTCTCCGTGAAGGGCGAGCTCTACATGGATGGCGTGTATTTTTGCTACACGCTCGAAAGGCCGGAAGAAGGAGAGATCAAGGCGATTCCATCGGGAACCTATCCCGTGGTGATTTCCTACTCTTCTCATTTCCAGCGGAACCTCCCGCACATCATGGACGTGCCCGGTCGTTCTGCAATCCTCATGCATGGAGGGAACAAGCCCGAAGACTCCCTCGGTTGCGTTCTCTGCGGCTACAGCGAACTGGGAGAGGATTCCATCGGGGATGCTCAGGCTGTAACCGATCTTCTCAGCGCCCTGGTGGACGCTGGGGGTCATGCCCGTATCGCGGTGCTCGACCCATGATCGTCTTCCTCAAAGCCGCATGGGCGGTCGCCAAGCTGATTCCGTGGCAGGTGTATGCGGTCGTTGTCGCCGCCATTTGGGTCTACGGCTATGGCGTTCACGAACATACCTTGGGCTACAACGAAGCGAAGGGCGAAGACGCCAAAGCCCAAGCCGAACAAATGGCGTTCTACCAGAAGCGCGTTGCGGAGATCCAAGCCAAGCAACAGGAAGTCATCATCAAGACGGTCACGGTCTACCGCGACCGAATCAAAATCGTGAAGGAGAAAGGCGATGAAGTCATCCGCGAGATTCCCGTCATTGTTGGCGATGCTCCTGTTCTTTCTGGCGGGGTGCGCGTCGCCCATGATGCCGCCGCCCTTGGTCACTTGCCCGACGATCCCGAAGGAGCTGCTCGAGCCGCCGCCCCCGTTGAAACCACTACCTTGCTGCGAACCGTCGCAGAGAACTACGAATCCTGCGAAGCAACCCGACAACAACTCATAAGCCTTCAGTCCCTCGTGTCAACCCTAGGAGAAAAGCAATGAACGAAGCTCTACTCGTCACCGTAGGCGTAGCGGGTGTCTGCATCCTCGTCGCCTTTGAAGTCCTGAAGTGGGCCAAGGCTCACCAGTCCAATCCCCTCGTGCAGCAGGTCGAGGCCAAGGTTCCTCCTGCGGTCCTGTCGGCGGCTGGAATCCCCGCCGTGACCGGCGAGCACCTGGTCGCGGCCGTGACCGCTACCGGAGCGGCTGTCGCTCAAGCTGTGCAGGCGGTTGCTACCGTGGGGGGCGTGCCGGCGAATCAGGCCGCGCTATTCCTCGGCCAAGGCACCGTGGATGCGGCGGTCAACCGCCTGTCTGCCCCCCAGCCGATTCCTGAAGCTGCCGCCCCCCCTGCCCAAACGCCTCCCTTCCCCGGCGTGTGGATTCAGGATGCCGCGAAGGATCAGACCATCACTTCGCAGCCCATGATCCTCCCTGGGGGCTTCAGCTACATGCTGTGGGCGGAGTCGCCGGTCTACTTCAAGGACTTCACCCTGTCCGGCCTCGGCCCGATCGCGGTAAATGGCAGCGTGACGGTCACTGCGGATACGGTCTGCACCCTCTCCGCGACCTGCTACGGCAATCCCTCGAATCCGACCGGGCAGGCCCGTCTGCAATGCCGGCTGGATAAGCACCCCATCAAGCCGTGACCCCGTGCGGCGCTATCCGCTTCCTCAAATACCTGGCCGACGACTTCTCCGTGTTGGTCAGGTGTCGGAGGTTGCGGCTCGAGCGTGGGAGAACCTTCGTCCTGCATTGAGGGAGCCGAGCATGGGCGTCTTCTTCGCCCTGCTCGCCTTCTTCGCGCTGGGGGAATGGCTCCTGGACCGGCTGATGGCGGGGTGGTGATGGGCCTCCTGATGGGCTTCGGAGGCCCGATTGACCCTCAAAGGTTCCATGTGGAACATTGAAAACAGGCACTTAGCATCTTCCGGGGCGGGGCAAAAGGACTTTTAATCCGTTGGTCACTGGTTCGAATCCAGTACGCCCTACCAATAAATCAAGGACTTAGGCCGCTTTCTTGGCCTTCGTCCTTTTCCTGATGGGCGCTCTGATGGGCTTGAGCGCCTTTTCCAGGGCTTTCCTTCGGGCTCCCATGTCCGTATGGACGTAGCGCCGATGGGTCTCCACGGACTTGTGCCCCATGATGTCCATGGACACCCGTAGATCGGCCCTGGAACGCGCCAGGGCGCTCGCCACCATGTGGCGAAGGTCATGGTAGCGGATGTCGAGCTTGGCCTTCTCACGGGCTCGCTCGAAGCCCCTATAGACATTCCGCCAGCCGGCGCGGAAGGGGATTTGGGATAGGTGGGGCTTCAACTCGGGCAGGATGGGGATGATGCGATCGGCCCCGTTCTTCGTGTCTCGGGCGACGATTACCCCGCCTTTCACGTCCGACGGAGTGAGCTTCAGGACTTCCCCCAGGCGAAGGCCGGTATAGGCCGAGAGGGCGATGAGGGCCTTGGCCCTAGCCGTGGAGGCTTTCTCGATCAGGAGCGCGGCCATTTCGGGGGTCACTTCCCGGCGCTCATACTTCTTCTCCGGTAGGAGCTGGATCCTCGAGGAGAGGTTTTCTTCCGTCCAGCCCTTGCGCCATGCGAACTTGGCGACGGCCTTTAGGATGCAGAGCCGGCGATTAATCGTCCCCGGCTTGAGCGTTCCCACCTTAATGCATTCAACTGCCCGTCCAAGCTCGCCCAAAGCAAATCCATCTGATACTGAAATAACGCAGCTTGCGTGGCTTCGCGTTGCCTTTTCGCTCTTTCGTCCCGTAACCGCTTCAGCCAACCAGGTGTTGATGGCGCTTTCAAGGGTGACATTTGGCCTCTTTCCTATGACCGCTTGGTCGATGTAGTCGTGCCGGAGACGAGTTTCAAGCTGGGACGCCTGCTCTTTCGTCGCGCCGGGCGGGAGCCGTCGAAAAATACGACTTCCGCGCACCTCGAACTCGACGGCATAGCGCTTCCTGCCTTGCTCGTCTTTCCATCCCCGGACCCCCATTTGATCCTCTTTTTGTAAGCCTCAATCGCTTCAAGGGGGAAGCGTACACAGCGCTTGGAGACAATACCGTACTCCAATTCCCCGCGAGCCTTCAACCGCTTCACGGTGGAGGGCGAGACGTTGAGCTCGAGCGCGGCTTGTTTGATCGTCAGCACGTTCTACGCTTCAGCAGTGACAAGTCAGGGTTTTGACTCGCATACGCAAACATAGCGACCCCGCTCGGCGCTCGCCACTCGATCAAAGCGGTGCTTGGCTCCCGGCTCTTTGCTGCAATTGTTTCTGTCGCGCGTTGGCGTACCAGCGGCAAGCCATTCACGATGCTCCATGTATCGTTCGTACTCGGTCAGGAGATGTGGTTTCGCCGAGATCCACTTTGCGAGGCAGGGAAGGGCGCAGAAGTGATGCGGGCGGTCGATGGGCGGCGCGACGGCCATCATCGTCACGGATGCGCCTACCGACGGCTTGAACTCACTTTCCACGACGAGCCGATAGCCTTCGCAGTTGCCGGTGGATGTGATGTCTTCTCCGCACTGATCGCAAATTGTTCGCGGGCTTTCTCGCATAGTCGTTTCACTTTCTATGGGGCGTTCTTCGGTTTGCGAATCGGCCATCCCGCAATCGACAGGGCGGCGGCTGCCCGCGCGAGCTGCGCTTGCGAGTCGTAGGCGCAATTCACGGTCGGGTTGCGACGATGCTTTGCGAGCGTCCAGCCGACGGGCTTGTTGCAGCTCCACCACCATAACGCGGCCTCCGCGACTGCCAACAGGCGCTCGGTATCCGCGTCCTGCGATGCCTTGCGCTCCGCATCAACACGCGCAGCTTCCTCGGGCGTGAACCCGCAGGCTCGATCTACCATTTGCTGAATAGGTGAACGGTTCATATCGGATGGCACTCAGGGATGGTCGGATGCCGTGCGCTCAACCTCTTGCAGCGCGTCCTGTATCTCGTGCCACGAGTACGCGCGCTGGTCATAGCTGAGATTCAGGCGGCGCGTGAATATCTCGCGCACGGATCGCGCCGGAATTACCCCGTGCTTCCCCGCGCAAAGTTCCGCGATCTTGTCCGCCGCACGATGGCAAACGTGATCCTTGGGCGTCTTGCCCTTGCTCCAGCGCGTGCTCTGCCACGCCTTCGCGTGCAGTTCCTCTACCAATCGTTCGGGCGAATCGCTCATCGATTTTTTCACCTAAGAGGGGTGATTCAAAGTAGTTCCATCATCGCGCGTTCCAACACCTTGTCGCGCGCGTCTTCGACGATCTTGGCCGCAATGGCTATGCACTCGTCGCAGATAAAAACGTCCGGCCCGGCGATCAGGTGCTTAACGTGCTCCTGGTCGTTGTTGCAGAACGAGCAGCGTAGCAATGGGGTGTTCACTCTGATACGCTCCCGGAATGACACGCGAGATCATGCTCGCAATTGGTACATGCCTCGGGGTAGTCCCGCATCGGCACGAAGTTCTTGCATAGCGGCCCGATGTTCGGGGGACTGCCCCACTCTAGCGGCTCGCATACGCAACCCCTGGGGGCGCTGCAGGGCGTTCGCTCAAAGACGTGATGCTGAGCCTTCGGCAGACCGCATTCCAAGCAACGATCAAGGTACTTTCTCATTCGCGGAACTCCTCGTGAACAACATCGGGGAACGCGCGGTACTCGCGGCCATCGAGCAGCGGCGCGACGTTGCGCGGCCCCCATTGCTTGAAATGGAAGGGCACGCCGTAGTCGGCACACTGCACGCGGATGTCGCGCACCCAATCCGGGTTCATCGCGCGCGCGCCGGGGCCGCTCTCGCCGCCGACGATCACCCAATCGACGGCCGGATCATCAGCAGCGGCCCGGTTGAAGTAGGGCGCAAGGCGCAGCGGTCCCAGCAACGGCTCGCACGACAGCCAGCGCTTCGCCACCTGGGGCGCGGCGCCCAGGAGCTTCGGAATGTCGCGGTCGGCCTCCTCCTGGTTCACGACGGTGATCCCGAGCCATACTGACGGCGGCGGCCAGTGCATTGACCGAAGGTTCCCGATCCGCTTCGTGAGGAGCATCCACGTTAGCGCGGGGGTCTCGTGGATCAGGTCGAACAGGTCCGCTCGCCACTCGGCCGGAACCTCGTTGTCGTACACGTCCGCCAGGCTGGCGCAAAACACGCGCCACGGCTTGCCGGAAGCCGCCGCCAGCTTGTTCCAGCGCCGGGGTTGGTCCCATGTCTTGGTCCGTTGCCGCGCCTCGCCAGCGCCCCATTTCACGCGGCCATAGCGGGTGTCCATGAGGGTCGCGGCGTAGCAATGGTCACAGCCGGGCGACACGCGCGTGCAGCCGATCCACGGATTGAACGTGGAGTGAGCCCAGGAAATGTCGGTCGTTTCAGCCATCGGTCCGTGATGCGCCTGTCGCATTCCACGATCGCGCGAAGGCCCGCTCGATTGCCGCCAAGGCTTCCGCGAGTTGTTTAACCGTCATCGAACGTTCCCTTGCGAAGGCGTGTTTCGCTCGAACACCAGCTTGCGCATGTCCGCGAGGTGATCGCGCAGGGCGTTGACGTGCTCGCTCGGATACTTCGCCTCGGTCGGGCGCAGCCCCTCATTCCAAAGGGCATCCATGAGACTCTGAGCGGCCCTGCCGTCGAGTTCCAGCGTGGGCTGCATCAGATCCCCCGGCTTGCGTTCGACAAGCTCCAGCGGTCCCAGCGGTGGCACCACGCGGCGCTCGCCGTGGAATCCCGGCTCCTCCATCAGTAGCATCACGCCGTCTTGGCACCAGTTCTTTCCGGCCTTGAAGATCATGGCTTCTCCGAATCACGCTCACCTGATGGCGCGTAGACGCGGGGCTTGGCGATCCACCCAGCGGCGTGAAGCCGTTCGAGCATCCCGACTTGGGATTTCACGCACGCCTGCAACGTCGAGAGCGGCAGGTTGACGCGCGGGTCGGCGTCGCCGTTCACCATGTCCTCGACGTCATTGCCGCCCGTGTTGATGATGTGCTCGCGGAACGGCTCCATCCACTTCGGCATCTTCCACTTGCGGCTCATGTTCTTTTCTCCACGCGAGTCTCTTTTGGTCCCGGCCCATCGGGCCTGTGATCGTCGCCCCTGCCGCGAGCGGCAGTTACTTGGACCGACGGAACGGGATTTGCCCCGAGGTAGCCTTGGATGGCGTCCTCGATCATGGCGCGCTCGGCGAGCGTCGGCGTGTAGCCAGCGCCGCCATCGAAGCGAAATTCATAGTCGATCACGTACTCATGAACGCTTGGCATCATTCCCCCCCACTTTCCGCTCTGTTACAGGGGCGTTAGGCTCACGCCACTCCGGGCAGCTCGCGGCGTGGCCCATTCCTGCGGCTGCACCGCAATCCGCGCACGGTCCCAGCCCGACCGGCCCCGAGTCCTCCGTACTAAGCCCCGTCATTTCAGACGGCCCCGCTTTCGCGGCGGAAGGCTCGGCGGTGATGCGGCCGGAAGGGTTGGGATTCTTGGCGAGCGCGGCGCGCGCACGGCGGAAGTCTTGCCACTCGTAGCGATCGGCCGGCACCCAATCGGTAACGAGATCGAGCGCCCATTCCAGGTGGCCTCGAAGTTCCTCTGCGTAAGGCAAGTTGGCCTTGAGGCGCATGTTCTCGGCGTTGAGCGCGATCACGCGCTGATTCAGGCGCTCCATCTCGCCCGCGAGCGGCTGCGTGGCGCTCTCAAGGTCGCCCTCGACCTTCTCCGCGTGGCGGATCGCCCTCTCGGCATCGGCCCCGGCGCTCACAGCCATCGCGTCGGCTGCGGCTAGGTCGCGGACGAGACATTGCACCACCTGCACGGCGCTCGTGCACATGCTGACCGCGTGGCAACCGCTGTCGTCGCACTCCGACTCGTAATACTCGATCGCGATGTCCTTCGCGTCCTGAGTTCCTTTGGAGAGGCGTGATTCGGCCTCCTCGGCCCGCTTCTTCCAGTGGTCGCGCTCCTGGCCGAGCATCCCGGTAGCTTCCGTGTGCAGCGCTTGCTGCTCGTAGTAGGCGTCCTTCCAGTCTTCGAGGGTTTTCACGTCGTTCTCCCTGATGGGAATGCTGAGTGAACCTCATCCGTGGAATCGCCTGCGATTTCGCAGATTTGCCCGCTCATGCCGCGCGACCCGCAGATTTGGCTGCGCCGCGCCGCTTGGCGATGCGCTCCTCCTGCTCCTGGTCCAGCCACGCCACAGCGCGCTGCGCCCGCGTGTGCATCGCCGCTTGCCGTAGCCCCTCCGAGGCGTTGGCCTCGAACACCGCCCGCGCGAAGCCCGGAGGGGTGGCGGCTCGCAAGTTGGCGCGATTCTCGGACGGCGCCATGAGGTGCATCTTCGAGCCCTCCGTGGGCTCTACCCATGTCGGCTTGTCGAACATATCGCCCGGCTTGATGACGGGCGGCATGCGGAAGCCGTTACCGGTCCAAAGCCAAGTTTCCTTTGTGTACGGGTCGCCGTAGTCGTTTGGGTCGAACTTGAAGTTCGGCTCCCCGATGTGGGGGATCGAGACGAGACAGGTGACGGGGTGCTCGACCATGTAGGGTGCCCCCGACCATGCCCCGGCCATCCGGGCGGCCTCGAAGGTCTCCAGATGTTCCCTTCCTTCCTGGGCTTGCGGATCGAATGCTGCGTATCGACGCACCAGCACTCCACGCCAGCGTCCGCCCAAGGCTCCGCCATGATCGGAGTCTTGCTGCACAGGAAGATGGCGATGATGTTCATTACTTGAGGAACTCGCGCCGAAGCTCACAGCGCCTATTTGCAGCCGCGATACGCTCGTCCATGTTGTTGCGTTGCCACCAGCCGGAAGCCTTGAGGCGTTCGATTTCGTTGTCCCGCTGAATCTCTTCGTAGGTTCTCGGGTCTTTCATTTCCGCCTCCTATCGGGTTGCGAGTGCGGTGGCGAGCCGCGCATCCACGCGGTCGATACCTTCGGCTGCCCCGGTTTCGTACACGAGGCGCAGGGCGATCTCGCAATCGTGCGGTGTGCCGCCGCGGATGATTTCCAGCACCTCGCCGTATTCCTTCGTTTTCTTCCAGTCATCGAAAGTCATGGTGATTTCCTCTATTGATTCCGCGTCTCGAAGTAGCGATCCTGCAATTCCTTCGTCACCTCGACGTGGCGAGTTCTTGCACGCCCTGGCCGAGCACGGCGATCTTCTCGTCGATCTCCGCTTGCTTGAGCGTGGCCTTCGCCTTCGCGGTGGACGCGCGCAAGGGCGCGAGGGCTTCGTCGATCTTCTCTTTCGAGAGGGCGATGAGCTCTTTGAACGGTTTCAGCGTGAACATGGTTGTTATGCCTTTCTGGTCAGTAGGAGGCGGGTGTTCATGTGCTTTGGCGGTGCTGGGGTCGATTGCTGTGTGTCTACCAGTTGATCCGGGTCTTTCATCGCGGCTTGCTTATCGAGCCACTCGCCCTTGCTGAGGGTGCGCCCCGGCAATAGCCGATCATTGGTCTGGTCGTATTTCAAATGCCCCTCCGAAACCAATCGGCGCACCTCTTGCAGGAGTCGGTTGTTCGGATCGATAAAGCTGCTCACGGCCATGGGTCGATTTCCTAGTTACGAATGAAGCTCAAACAATGAACTTCAG